CAGCCATACAATCACGTATAGACCGCCAAGCAAGAAAACTTGTGAAGACTGTTCGTAAACAAGAGATCGAACGTAAAAGAAACAAGTCGAAGGGTGGTGATAAGAAGTGATTAAGAATTTTAGTCAATACCTTGTCGAAGAAGAAAGAGAAGTATTTTTCACGTTTGGTCGTATGAATCCTCCTACGATTGGTCACGGCAAGGTAATGGATGCGTTAGCGAAGAAGTCTGGGAAAGCAGACTATAAAGTATTTGTGTCACAATCACAGGACGCAAAGAAGAATCCTCTATCGTACTCCGATAAAATCAAACATACTCGTAAGATGTTTCCGAAACATGCACGGAATATCATGGTGGATAAGTCGGTAAAGACCGCTATCAACGCCATGGTCGCACTACATGACCAAGGTTACAAGTCAGTAACTATGGTTGTAGGTGACGACCGCATTACAGAATTCGATGTCCTGTTGAAAAAATACAACGGACAAAAGGCCAGACATGGTTTCTACAACTTCAAGAATATCAACATAGTATCTGCCGGTAAGAGAGATCCAGATGCTACTGGTGTTGAAGGTATGTCTGCCTCTAAGCAAAGAGAGAACGCATCGAAGAATGATTTCGTTTCATTCTCGCAAGGGGTTCCTAAGTCAATGTCTAACCCAGACACACGTAAGTTGTTCAATGACGTGCGTAAGGGTATGGGACTGAAGGAAGCCAGTGAATTCCGTAATCATATAGAACTAGAGACAGTATCCGAAACACGAGAGAAGTTCGTGCAGGGTGAACTGTTTGAAGTTGGTGATATGGTAGTAATCAAAGAAAGTGATGAAGTTGCTACTATATCAGTTCTAGGTGCGAACTATGTTATCGTTGAGACTAACGATGGCAAGAAGATGCGCAAGTGGTTAGAGTCTGTTGAGTTAATCTCCGAAGACGTTGACCAGAAGCAACTTAATGATTTAGAGAAGTTCGGTGATCGTTTGTTGAAGAAGTTCAACATTGACATCGAATTTACACGACACTTCGCAGACCGTATGAACGATAAAAGAAATGACCCTGCTATCAAGGTCACAGAACTCCAACGTCTGTTTAAGAAGATCGCAAAGAACAAGGGCAAAGACGTAAAGAAACACGGAGATGCGGAAGCAGTATTGAAAGATATGCAGTCCGATCTAAACCTCCCTGTTGTGGTGAACTATAAGAACGGTGAGTTCGAAGTAGTGAACAAAACTATCATGCGTAAGAAGAATTTCAAGACAACGAGTCCTGAAATTAAGTATGAGTCTCAAGATCCAGACATCAAGGATCGTGAAGGTACTCAACCAGCACGTTACCATAAGGGACTTGCAAAGTCCACCAAGGCAAAACGTGATGCGCACTTCAAAGCAAAGAAGGATGGTCCTGCTCCAGGTGATGCAACTGCCAAGACTAAACCATCCAAGTACACCAAGTCATTTAAGGACATGTACGACGAAGATTGTTGGGATGGATATAAAGAAGTCGGTATGAAAAAGAAGGGTGGTAAGATGGTCCCTAATTGTGTTGCAGAAGAAAATGAATTGTTAGAAAACTGGGCAACAGAACTGATGCATAAGATTGGTTCTAAAACTATCAATAAGAATAAATACACTAAAGTTGCACAGTACATTAAGAAGGAACTGTCCAAGTCTGGTGATAAAAGGTCTCACGACTTCCATGCTGCGAACGCAATTCGTAAATTTGGACTGGATATGGACCGAAAAGTACTTGCACAAATGATTGGAGACTTGGCATGATAGGTTTCAAGCAATACCTTGATGAAAAAAGGTATGGAATGTATGATACCCTAGACCTTGATGAAGGTCCAGATGGTATCGCTGCGAAATCAAAGAAGTCTGGTATTTCTTCAGATACTTTGCGAAAAGTTTATAATCGTGGAGTTGCGGCATGGAAGACAGGTCACCGTCCTGGCACAACACCACAACAGTGGGGAATGGCAAGAGTCAATGCCTTCATCGTAAAAAAGAAAAAAGGTGGTCTTAACCACGACAAAGATTTAGCTTAACCTACAACATTATTATAATAAGGATGACCTAGATCCTTATCACGATCTAGGTCAATAACAATCAAAAAAATTAACGGAGATTAAAATGGCTTTTAAGTTACAGCCTGGACTGATACTAGGAGGAAATGTAACACTTTCCCCTACGGGCACTCCTTTTATTAAAGACGCAAACTGGTCTAAAGCATCTACTAAACCTATTTTAGTTAGTGTCGCAACTAACACAGCATTTGCTTCAACTAGTAAGTATGATGCTGATGGATCTACTGTTACAGGTGGAGCTACTATAGGTGGTGGTGTGAGTTCCACTACTAGATGGTCATCACCATTAGCGATTGGTGTCGCAACTAACACAGCATTTGCTTCAACTAGTAAGTATGATGCTGATGGATCTACTGTTACAGGTGGAACTACTATTGGTGGTGGAACATCAACAACAACTCGTTGGAGTTCACCTCTGGAAATAGGAGTAACTACTAACACAGCATTTGCTTCAACTAGTAAGTATGATGCTGATGGATCTACTGTTACAGGTGGAGCTACTATTGGTGGTGGAACATCAACAACAACTCGTTGGAGTTCGCCATTAGCGATTGGTGTCGCAACTAACACAGCATTTGCTGCAACTAGTAAATATAATGCTGATGGATCTACTGTTACAGGTGGAGCTACTATTGGTGGTGGAGCATCAACAACTAACGCATCATCAGAATTAGTCGCAAGATATTATCTCGTATCCGCCAGTGGCGATGATGATGGTGGACTCAATAAAGGTTCGACCTATGTTTATGATGCAAATGATCTAACTACACAACCAACTAAGTTATTTTTAGACGGTTTACCGTCAGGTAGCAGTCTAACCTCTAACTCAGATAAAGTGTTCATCGGTTGTTGGCAGGATGAAGCAGTCTACGTCTATGACGCCAATGATCTATCTGCTACACCAACTAAACTAACCGCATTTGATGGTGCTTCGGGTGACTTCTTCGGGTATAAAATTTCCGCTTCCTCGGATAATTTGTTTGTGGGGTCAATGAACCATGCCGGACATGGTGCGGTCTATGTCTATGATACAAATGATCTAACTGCACAACCAACTAAGTTAACCGCATTCGATTCGGCTTCCGATCCAGATCAAAGATTCGGTAGTTACGTATGCGTTTCTTCAAGGTACGTTGCTGTAGGGGCACATTGGGGAGATGATAGACAAGGTGCGGTCTATGTATTTGACGCAACTGACTTAAATGCACAACCAACTAAGTTAACCGCATTTGATGGCACTTCTGGTGATAATGCTCGTTATGGTCAGTCAATAGCAATATCCTCGGACTATCTTGTTGTAGGTTCTTGGGCGGATACCGTCAGTACCAATTCTGGTGATATGACAGGCGCAGGCTCAGCATACGTCTATGATGCAAATGATCTAACTGCACAACCAACTAAAATAACAGCATTTGATGCATGGATGAATGACGGATTTAGTTTGGATCTTGTTATAACCTCTAAACATATTATTATGGGTGCCAAGGGTGATGATGATAATGGATCCTATAGTGGTTCAGTTTATGTATTTGACGCAACTGACTTAAATGCACAACCAACTAAACTAAGTGGAGAAGCTTCTGGTGACTACTTCGGAGCGGTTTCCGCTACTTCAGATAAGATACTTGTAGGTTCTCCTTATCGTTATGAAGGTGGTATAGAACAAACTGGTGCAGCATACGTCTATGATGCAAATGATCTAACTGCACAACCAACTAAGTTAGTTCCATTTGACGCCACATCAATAGATAGATTTGGAGAACCTGTTCATATTGTAACATCTGCTCCTCCGGTCTCTGCTGACTGGAGTGCACCACTAACAATCGGTGTTGCAACTAACATAGCATTTGCTTCAACTAGTAAGTATGATGATTAGGTATAAGAAATATTTGGTATAAATAAACTTATTATTAACGAAAAAACAACAATTTAACAAAAAACAACAATTTAATTTTTAGGAGACAAAAAATGTCACTTATGGACATAGATATACCGTTTAACGGCGGTTCAGTAAGCAACGTGACGGAATCATCTTTGTGGAATTCGCCTGGCAATGGTTATGTTTGGGTTGGGGGTAATAATGGTAATAAATTTATCTCTATAAGATTCCAGAATTCACCAAACTTTTACCATACTCATGTATTTGAAGTTGATGATATTAAATCATCTACTCCAACCTTTTCTGATTTGGGTGGTCTTACACGACCAACCAGTGATATCAGTAATAATCATCATAGAACTCATAATTTAAGAATAAGAAGGTTAAACTCCACAACAGCATATATGAAAATTTTCACTGGTCAGAAGAGTTCAAACCATTTTATTCTTGAGATTGATGAATCTGACAATTCAGTTAGTGTAACTAATATAGATGATCAAGTTGGTGAAGCTTTAACTAAAGGTGGTTGTTATGACGCTGGTAGTTATAGTGGAAATTTACGTGGCCGAGGTCTATATCAACAATTTATGTATTCGGTCAAAGAAAATTGTATAGTAATGTATTCTAGTTATGATACTGAGTATGTAACTACTCCCAATTCAGCGGGATCTCGTCAATATCGCAGTGGTTTTAGTCAAATTGATTGGGACCCAGTCAATAAAACTGTAACGGTAACAGATATTCTTACTGGTACCGGATTGTCTGCTCATACTAATTTTGGTAGACTTCAACAATTTAAAGGTGACCACTATATAATTGACGCTTATGATTCAAACAATGTGTCGGTTAAGTCATCTCCCTATGCTCCAGTTATAAGTGGTCTTGCTTCGATGACAGGCATACAAGGCGGAAATGGTTATGATATGCCAGCTAATTGGGAATCTCAGGGTAACAATGGGTGGTTTAATGTCACTCATAGTAGAGATGGTGATAGTATTCATTTTGTTCTGATGGGTCAACATAGTAGTAACACTAGCGCATGGTCCCGTGATGTTAATTATCACTCAGGCATTAATCAATGGTACGTAATCACATATAAAAAATCTACCAATACTTGGCATACCACTAGTCGAAGATCAGGTACCGCTAGTAACATCAACACCAATGAACAATTTTGTTGGTTACCATTAAATACAGTTTCTAGTAAATCAATGATCGATGATAGTCGGTTTTATGATGATCAACAACATTGTAAAACTTGGATTAGTGTTGGAGCCAGAGAAATAATAGTCAATGGTGCAGAAGGTGGTGGAAAACTAGGGACAAATCCTAACAGTTTTTCTGGACCAAACATAAATGATGACATAAATTTATCTTCCCAATCTGCGTCTATTCAAACTATGTGGTTAAATGATGATCATTTTATGGTTATTTGGGCTGAAGATCTGCACAGTAATATGATCCAACAGCATAGCGATAACCAGCAAATAGGATATAGTATTATAAAATATGTTGATGAAAATCAGGTGGAAGTTGTTTCTGCGGATTATATCACAAGTTCTGCCTTGAATAGTTCTTCAATCCCATACTTCGAACCTTCGACGTTGTTTGTTAATATGGATGAATTTACATTGTTCTCAGATAAATTTGCTAGACCAGTAACTATCTCTGCTCCTGAGTGATAATTATTATTGTGGGGGAGTGTTCTCCCCCTTTATTATGTTTAAGGATACCTTATGAGTAAGACTAAGAAACCTCGCAACAAAAAGATGTCTCAAGAGAAACGAGAAAGGTTGCAGTCTACTAGTTCTGAAAATAATAAGTTTAACATGACGGGGTCGCAAGGCCCCAGTCTTAAACTAAATAATACAAACCGAGCAGCAACGAAAATGATTCGTGGCGCATCAAGAGGAAGTTAAACGTGAAACAGTTTAGTGATTTAAGAGAAAGTCTTGTAGAATCAGTTGAACTTGACGAAGCAATGGGCAAGTTAAATGCCAAAGGCGAGATCGAGATGACTGCGAAGAACTACGCCAAGGTTCATAAAGATTACAAGACTAAGATGAAAGGTGTTCCATATGCTATGCAGATCGATCCTAAAACTGGCGGTTCTGCATTATACCCAGTTAAGATCATCAAAGAGTCTGTTGAAGAAGGTAAGAAACCAGTATCACAGATGACTCCTGCCGAGAAGAAAGCGGATGCAGAGAGACGTAAAGAATACAATGCGCATCAAAAGTCTAAGCGTGAGTCTGTAGACCTCGAAGAAGGAAAGATGAAAGAGTTTCATGACTATATCGACCAAGGTAAATCTGCACAGTGGATTGCTAAGAAGATGGGTCTAGACATGAAGACTGTAAAAGAATTGATGGCAGACATGAAAGAGTCTGTCGAAGAAGGTAAGACTGGTGCCGCACGATTGACCAACCGACTAAAGAAGTCCGGTGTTGATCTTGATAAACGTGCCAAGGATCGTGCCGCAAGTCATGCAGAACTAAAGAAGAAGTATGCTACTGAGTCTGTCGAACTGGACGAAGCATACCAGCAGTTCTTGGATAAGACTCCTAACTGGGGTGAAGACAAAGCAATCTCTTATGGACGCAAGAAAGGTTACAAAGAGATTGGAGTATGTGGTCACGGTAAGATAGATGGTATTGTATTGTTCGGTATGGATGCCGGTGACAAAGCATATGTCGGTAAGGAAGCAAAAGTCAAGACTGGTCAAACAGTATTCCGTTATGCTACTAAACGTACTGTCGCAGGCGATATATTCCCTCTAGTTAAGATTGATGTTAAGAGAGGTATTCTATATAACCTGTCTCAGAAATCTAGTGAAGGGGAGATTGAACACGCAGAGTTTGTGACCAAGGGAGTCAAGTTACGTTATCTTCGTCTTCTCGCTAGTGCTAACCTCCGTGACATTACTGGGTTCGATCCTGGCTTTGGTTCAATGAAAGAGTCTACTGCACTTAAAACTCTTAGCGATATTAGAGCAGAAAGATAATAATGAAAAAATTCAAGCAGTATATAGATGAAGGTTGTTGCGAGTCATGTGCGTCTCTTGACGAGGAACTCGAAATAACTGAAGCAGAACATCAGGGTAGAAAGGTCACCTTGAACAAACCTGTACGAGGTGGGTCTAAGAAGTTCTACGTATATACTAAGAACGAGTCAGGTAATGTTGTCAAGGTTTCATTCGGTGATCCGAATATGGAAATCAAGAAAGACAATCCTGCTCGTCGTAAAAGTTTTAGGGCGAGACACAATTGTGCAAATCCCGGCCCTAAATGGAAAGCACGTTATTGGTCATGTAGGGCGTGGTAATTAAAACTTATAAATACACCACGTAAACTCAATTAATAAGTCAACACAGAATAATTATATCAATTTATATTAATTATATCAAATACGACTTATATTATAAACATTTAATGGGCTGATCGAAATGGCAGATAATAACACAACATTAATAGACCATGTGCAACGTGAAGAACAACGACTCGCAAGAATCGAAGATAAGATCGATAAACTTTCCGATGCAATGATTGACCTTGCGAGAGCAGAAGAAAAACTTATCAATATAGAGAAAGCAAACTCACAACATTTCGAGAGGATGAACCGTTTCTCCATGCGAATGGATGATATGGAAGACTCTCTTCAAGAACAAGGAAAGACCGTCAAAGTGATGCAATATATTATTACATTGTCCGCTACCGTCTTTGCTGGTGTAGTCGTCAAAATTTTCTTTGACGCATAAATTATTTAACGGAGACTGACAATGTCAAATATCAATAAAATTATGGAGGCATATTTGGGAATGGTCTCCGGAGAAAAGACTGTAGACGAAGCCAAAGGTGGAGTTCGAGGTAAGGACGGTAAACAATATACTGTCCAGATGAACCAAGATAAAGGTAAGTTATCTTTCAAGTTAACTAATCAGTTTGGTGATTTCAAAACAGTTAGTGCTAAAGAAATGGGTAAACTTTTCGAAGAAGTTGAACTCGAAGAGGGTTGTGGCGACTACGATAAGAAGTCTAAGAAAGAAGACAAGAAACTTGATCCAGTAGACGATGCAGAGAACGATAAGAAGTTCAAAGATCGTAAAGACAAGGACATCGATAACGACGGTGACGTAGATTCTTCGGACGAATTCCTACACAAGAAACGTAAGGCAACCGACGACGCAATCGACGGTGGCAAGAAGCCTGCTGTGAAGGAAGAGAAAGACGAAGACGAAGAAGAGTCCGAAGAAGAACCAAAGGACAAGAAGAAGAAACCTTTCCCACCTAAAAAGAAAGATGAAGAGGAACCAGAAGTAGAACCAGAAGCTGACGGTGATTCTGATATCAAAAAGAATCCTAAAACTGCCGACAAGAAAGCAGAAATCTCTAAGATTGAAAGTGTAGATACTCGTTCTGCGTTTGAAAAAATGTGGTCTGAGATTGCTGAATCTATCGATCCTAAGAAAGGTGCAACTGCTCCAGAGAAGTACGATGACCATTCTTCTGAACATGATAAGGAAGTTATCAAGAAGCACAAGAAGTCTGATAAGAAGATCGAAGACCAAGAAGAAGAAAGTCACGATGTTACTTTCAAAGCAGGTGGTAAGGACATGAAGCAAGCACCGGCAAGAAGTGGTGCGGACAATTTGTCAAATGGTGATAAAACACCTAAAAAATAAAATAGGTATAATATTATGTTATCAGAAATCTTTCACTACATCATGAACCTATTTCGTCAAGATCCACCAAATAAAGTGGTTATGTCTTCACCGGCAGAACCACTTCGTATGATAGAAGACATGACGAAAAGAGAGTTAGATAAACTAGGTGAAGCAAACGGTGTTCGATTGGATCGTCGTCGGAAGAAAGAAGTCTTAGTTGCTAAACTAAAGGAAGCTGGGATTCATCACGGATAATCCATGTCCTTTAAATATTATGTTCTGACCAGTAGTAATATACGGACATTAGAACGTCAATTTAATACCTTAAAGACAAAAGAGACCGTGGTCATAATCAACTCTCTGAATTCAGAGTACGTTGAAAAGGCTGCGAGTTTTTGTGCGTCTAACGATATAGAACATCACATAACCGAATCAGACGGTACTCCATCAACAGGTAAAAACTCACTACTCGATAAGTTCCTAGAAAGTGATAACGAGTACATGGTACAAGTTGATGGTGATGATGTGATCACCCCCTACGGTAGAAACCTCTATCGTGCCATTGCACTAAGTGACTCTCCTCCAGACATCATATGTCTGGCAAATCAACTGTCCATTCAAACTCCACGAGAAGACTTCTTCGATCTATTTTCGAAACAAGTGGATAGTAGATCCGTGAAAAAAGATCACTTCTTTATACCTGTAAAACACACTGCCTTTTGGACTCATGATCTAACCTCAAGAGATAATCGACATACATATGTCCCTAGAGTTAGTGAACAAGACATACAAAAAATGGTGCGACATGGTATTGATGAATCGACTGCCAGACAATGGATGAGAAACCGAACGGTCGCAGAAGGATATACCATAGACTATGGTGATATGTCAAATACTCTTAATCGACTCGTGTTCTACTCACGTAAGGCCGCACAACATACCAAATTTGACCCTAGGCACAAGATAGGTGAGGATGCATTGCAGTATTACATGTTGAAGAAACTGTCATATGATGGGGTTCTGGACATGCAAGTTCGTAATGAACGTCCCAAGTATTCCTATCTGTATATGCAAGATACTAATAGCACAACTCGTTATGGAAAACTTAATCTTGATTGGATTCAAGATCTTATTGATAAACTAAATAAGATGGAAATGTATCCCAAAGGGTACAGGTTACCGGAGTTTGAAGATCCATATTATGAAGTTAACTAAAAATAATCTTGTCGTCTATGCTGCAAAGCACTACTACAACCCTACACATATCGATGGGGAAGAGTTCTTCGACGATCTCAAACGATTCAAGTATGTAAAGAGACTGGTCAATCGATACCACCAGAGTGGAGACCTAGCAGAAAGACTCATCCTAAACCATTTGATTGTCATCTTCAATGTGTTTGGATATGAGGCAGGAGTGGAGATGTTGGCACTAAAAATACCTTTGGAACAGTGGCCAACTATCAAACCTTTTCTTGTTTTTCTCCAAGCAATCAAAAATGATGACATTACAGGTATCGAAATGGATAAATACGTAATAGATAAATTGAGAGAAATAAGATGGGCATCCTAAAGTCAGCCGCAGATGTGGTCTATACAATTAGATTTTTAAAACTACTCGTTACTAAGTTCGAGGATACAGGTGCGTATAAAGCAGGTATCATTGATAAGGACGGTAAAAGAAACCCAGATTTCACTACCGATAAGATGGATGATCGTGAGGCATACCGAGATCATTACACATCTTTTCATCGTCTAGTATTCAATCTGAAAAAGATCATGGCAAAGGTGCCTGGTGGTTCGTCTGTGGTTGCACGGTATGGTGCCGCACTCGCACTTATTAAAGAACATGGTGATCTTTCCGATAAACAACTCCAGAAGATTCATGAAGCTTCCGGTATAGATGTCATGGATATTCTAATGGAAAGTTCTCAGTGGTATATACTGGAGAACGGGTGTGTTGGACAGGGGGTGTACCGTATGCGTAATGACTCTATGACGGACTCTGCGGATGAACTGGTGCGTAAAGGTGACCAAATCCGCATCGCAGAGGACAACTTATGTCACGATGTTCTAGGCATCTCAATTTTCGAAGGTACGCACCTAAGAACAAGTAAACGTATTTTATTTTCGGCAAACGAGATAACAAAATGAAGACTTACGAAGAATTCTTAAAACAGTTTGAAATGACTACGACGCAAGACGTTGTTGGGGCTGGAGATAATCCAGAGAGAGTTGTCATCGTTCGAAAGAAGTACGATCGCAAAAAGAAACGCAAAGATGCAGCCGCACTACTTCGAAGAGTTTTCCCAGAAAAATTTCAAAAAAAGTCATAATTTCCCCTTTACAGACGCAACATAATACTATATAATTCTACACTTAATTTAAGGATTGTATTATGTTGGTGATAGACCAAGTCGACTATTTTATAGTCTTGCTCGAAGACCTTCTTGACACTGATTACGAAAGGTTGCAAAGCATGTTTAATGAGGACAAGTGTATCTACGTCCCAATGGACGGTGAGTCTACCTCGCAACTTAACCCCGAAAGATTCCTAGTAAAAAATCCCCAGAACTCATTTAGAAATCATCTAATGTGGGAAGGCCTCTTTGACCCTGAAGAACAGTCACAGTACATCGAGAAGTGTTGTAAAAATTTCTGGGAGACCGGAAAGAAGATGGTAATAGAAGACTACGACTATCAGGAAGACGAACCGTTCTACGATTATAGCAAGTGAACAGTCTACCTTCTCACTTAAAGGACAATAAAGTTCTATATGATGCATTGTCAGGTATTGACAAAAGGGTCTATACAGAGTATAATGTTTCCTATTGCACATATGAAGGCAATACCGTTTTCTTCATCATTATAGGTGATGGTGAAAAGACGAGAGATGATTGGAATCTTGCAAAAGAACATTGTATAGATAAAGGTGTCATCTTAGAGTTCACTATCATAACTAAAGATGAATATGAAGAATGGGTACGTGACTTGTTCCCAGAACATAAATTACTTGAAAGTGGTTACCTCTCTCTGAACGAGAAGTGATCCAAACTTTGGAATACTAATGACAGTTGATGTAGACTATGATAGAGACATGTTGCTTACTGATTATGCCGTAGGTATGTTGAAAGACTTTTATATGGTCGATGGTGAAGACTCACCACAAGATGCATATGCAAGAGCATCGACTGCATGGTCGATGTACAAAGGGCAACTGGATGAGGTCCTAGCACGAAGACTTTATGAGTATGTTTCTAAGAAGTGGTTTATGTTTGCTTCACCTGTGCTCTCAAACGCACCAGATGAGGATAAGAAGTCAAAGGGACTTCCTATCTCATGTTTCCTTACCTATGTACCGGATACCCTAGAGGGACTCATTGAGCACTCTTCTGAGTTGCGTTGGTTGTCTGTAATGGGTGGTGGTGTCGGTGGACACTGGGGAGACGTACGTACAGTCTCTGACATTGCACCAGGACCGATTCCGTTCATGCACACTGTAGATGCGGACATGATTGCGTATCGTCAGGGTAAGACACGTAAGGGGTCATATGCGGCATACCTAGATGTACATCATCCAGACATTGTAGAATTCCTAAATATCCGTATACCAACGGGTGATGTTCAACGGAAAGCTCTGAACATTCACAATGCTATAAATATCACCGATGAGTTTATGGCTGCGGTCTTAAACAACACAGATTTTGACTTGCGTGATCCGAAAGGTGGTAGAGTAAAAGAATCCATCAATGCACGTAAGTTATGGGAACGAATCCTTGAGGTACGTTTCCGTACGGGTGAACCGTACTTGAATTTCATTGACACTGCGAATCGTGCACTCCCTATGCCACTAAAGGAAAAGGGACTCAAGATTCACGGGTCAAACCTATGTAACGAGATTCACTTGCCGACAGGTCCAGACAGGACTGCGGTATGTTGTCTCTCATCACTCAATCTAGAATACTATGATGAGTGGAAAGATACCAACATCGTGCGAGACCTTATTCGCATGTTGGATAATGTTCTTGAGTACTTTATCGAGAACGCTCCAGACAGCATTTCACGTGCAAGATACTCTGCTGCTCGTGAACGCTCGATTGGATTGGGTGCAATGGGATTCCATTCACTCTTACAGAAACACTCTGTCGCTTGGGAGTCTGATAAAGCACGAGAGATAAATAAAGTTGTCTTCGAGAATATCAACAAACAAGCAACAGAAGAGTCACGGCTCCTTGCGAAAGAGCGAGGTGAATACTCAGACGGTTTAGGTTCAGAAATGCGTAATGCGCATTTAATAGCAATAGCACCAAACGCGTCGTCGGGAGTCATTTTATCAACGTCACCATCGATTGAACCACTGAAGGCATGTGCTTATACGCATAGAACTCGTGCTGGTTCTTTCCTAGTGAAGAATGTTTATCTGACCCAACTCCTCAAAGAGAAGGGTCATGATAACGAATCTACGTGGACTAGTATTATCACCAAGAAGGGATCGGTGCAACACCTACCTTTCCTTAACGAAGGTGAGAAGGCAATATACAAGACTGCGCAAGAACTAGACCAGAATTGGGTGGTGACCCACGCTGCTGATCGACAACCATTTATATGTCAGGGTCAATCAGTCAATCTCTTTTTCCCGTCCGGTGCACCTAAGCGATACGTCAATAAGGTACATTTTAACGCTTGGAGAAAAGGATTGAAGGGTCTATACTATCTACGCACAGAGGCAAGTTCTCGTGCGGAGACGGTATCAGACAAAGTCGAACGAGTTGCATTGATGGATGACAACCGGACGATAATCTATGGTAAATCTAACTGTCCGTGGTGCACTAAGGCCATCGAAGAGTTGCAGTTGCAAGGAGTCGATTTCGACTACGTAGACCTTGAAGTGATCAAGAAGACTGCCGCAGAAGTCACTGGTCGAAAAGATGTTACTACCGTCCCTCAAATTTACATAGAAGGAAGATACATTGGTGGTTATGAAGACCTTATGCTCCAACTGAAGACGGATATCACTTTATCCGTTGATGATGGGGACGAATGTCGAGCTTGTGAAGGATAGAGGCATCACGCCTTACATACAACTTATTATACAGGTCTATTATGTCATTACTAAAATTCTCAGAAACATACAAACCGTTCTTGTATCCATGGGCGGTCGAATTAACAAAGAAACATGAAGAGATACATTGGATCGAAGATGAAGCAGAATTGTCCGAAGACGTACAGGATTGGAAAACCAAACTGTCTGACGATGAGAAAGTATTCATCACTCACGTACTACGATTGTTTACACAGTCAGACGTACAGGTAGGTGAGAACTACCACGAACTTCTAATACCGAAGTTCAAGAATAACGAGGTGCGTAACATGTTGTCCTCGTTCGCAAACCGTGAGGGGGTACACCAACGTGCGTATGCCCTTCTAAACGATACTCTGGGTCTACCAGACGAAGAGTACCATGCATTCTTAGAATACACTGAGATGGCAGACAAGATTGATTTTATGAAAGATGGGAACATCTCTAGTCATATGGGTCTTGCACTTGCGTTGGCACAGTCTGTGTTCAACGAGGGTATGTCAGTATTCGCATCATTTGTCATGCTACTGAACTTTCAACGTTTTGGAAAGATGAAGGGTATGGCTACAATTGTGGAATGGTCCATCCGTGATGAGACTATCCATGTACAGGGAAATGCAAAGTTGTTCCGTGAGTTCACAGATGAACATCCACGGATTGTCAATGATGAACTCAAGTCAAAAATCTACCAGATGGCAGAGAATGCGGTTGCACTAGAAGACAAGTTCATTCAACTTGCATTCAAAGGTAACAATGTACAGGGACTGACAAAGAAAGAAGTACGGGACTACATCCGTCACATTGCGGATCGTCGTCTACTTCAGTTGGGTCTGAAACCATTGTTCAAACAAAAGAAAAATCCACTACCGTGGTTGGACTGGGTTCTTAACGGAGCATCACACGACAACTTCTTTGAAAAACGTGTGACCGAGTATTCAGTTAACGGCATGGAAGGTGAAGACTTTGGTTGGGATGAGATAGAATTAGAGGTAGCATAGGTGGATAAAGAGTACACCATTGAATGTCCTATCTGCGATATTGAAACTTTGATACGGGTACCTTATGAAGATGAGGTGCCCCGTCATTGTCCTATGTGTGGATCCGACGCAGACGCAGTGTCGACCTACGAAGAAGAGTAAGTTAGTGTCCATATAAGTAGGTGCATGGAATGGACATTTGAAAACAAAGTATTCGACCCCGAAGAATCTTTTCTTGAAGATTATCAGGGGTTCGTTTACATCATCACAGAACTGACTACAGATAAAAAGTATATCGGTAAGAAGTTCTTCTGGAAACCAAAGACCCTACCCGTCACTAAGAAACGTAAGCGAAAGATAAAGACTCGTGCCATATCAGACTGGAAGAAGTACTACGGGTCAAGTCAGGAAGTCAAAACCCTAGTTGAAGAGAAAGGTGCAGAGAATTTCAAGAGAGAGGTCTTGAAACTCTGTCGCACCAAAGGGGAGTGTTCGTACTACGAAGCAAAACTACAGTTCGAGTACGACGTTCTGCTCAGAGACGATTTCTACAATGCGTTCATTGGATGCAAAATCCACGCAAAGCATCTACCTAAAGACTAAGACACTTCCTTAAAACCGTGCGACATACGCTTCATCAGAAGACATCCGAGAGCGGTTACAAGGCACTTGCAAGTTAATCTTCTCTGCATACTCATGAGCAGCCATCGCACTAGAGAACACCTTAGCACATAGGGGGCGATCAGTCTTGATACACAATAGACGGTAGTAATAAAACATTAGTTCACTTCCTTGAAGCCGCACATCGCGACCTTGTAAGTCTTATCACCGAACAACATCTGGTCACCCATCGAGGTAGACCGCAAACCATACATCACGCCATCGTAGACCGGAAGATCTGCCATCACAGTCACATCTTCTGAATAGTCCGGATTGTTTTCGATGTCATCACGACTCCATGAACCACCAAGGTTCTGGGTGCGGTGATATGCATATTCTAGAGCTTCATCACCAGTACGAATACCGACCTCAACAAAGGCAACGGTACGAGGTGAATCTTCAAACGCGGTGTGGATAACAGCAACTTTATTCATTTGATATCTCCTAACTCAGCAATACGATTGGTGATTCGATTGTACTCACTGTTGTAGTACGTCTCATTGTAACACTCTTGTGCTTCGATTAGCATTACAAGGTCATTCATTAGATCAGCAATTTCGTTATTCATTATTTCACCTCGACATTTTGTGGAACATAAAGACCTTCAAGGTCACGAACTTCATTATAGACTCGAACACGTTTGGCGGTCACACCAGTGACAACACCGCAGACCCAAGTATCAGAACCAACACACTTGACCCAAACTTCTTGACCGACTTGATAATTCATAATTTTCTCTCTTAACTCAATTTGTACAACTATTATACCTCTTTTGAAAACATATTGCAAGGCGATATTGCATTTTTTTTAGAACCTTTTTGCATATAGGGGGGATGTATATAACAAAATGGTCTATATGTTATGGAAATAAGTGTTGACATTTGTTTCATAAACAAGTATAATGGGTACATAAATTAATGAAGAGAGAGATTTGAATATGCCTAGTAACTACTTCGGTCTGAGAAAAAACCCTGAGTTCACCAACTTCCGCAACTACGTTCTGTCGTTCTATGCGTATGACGGTCTTTACCCTGTAGAAGGTCTGAACGTTGAGATTGTTGAACGTGCTATCGTTAAGTACATCGAAATCTGTTCTAGTCCTGCTCAACCAGAGTCTTGGGGTCATGGTGACTCTCTTGACCGTGAACGTGTCCGTGATCTGATTATCGATCACAGTTCTTCTAAATTGAAAGTAAAGGAGTCCGTGTAATGAAAGCAATCACTTATATAACTGATCCAAGTCATTCGTACCTGAAGATTGATGTACGCACTGTAGAGAACCTAGGGTTCATGAACAAAATCTCTGAGTACTCTTTCTTCAACAACCACCATGTATGGTTGGAGTGTGATTGTGATGCACAGTTATACTTTGATGCACTAGACGAACGTGGTCTGGCAGAACCGACTATCTACATGGAAACTCTTAATGAACAGGCACCGTTTAGATTGTATCCACGGTTCTCTGCGAAGGCTGCTTAAAATTATTTGACTTATTTTCATAATAAGTATTGACAAGTAATGAAAACAAGTGTATAATGACTGTATAAATTAATGAAAAGAGAAACTATATTATGACTATGAATGATGTCCTTCAAATTGAAACTTCTGCGACTGTTGGTAAATGCCCTTGGGGTATTGGTACCGAGGTCTCCAATGATCTAACTCCTATCCAGATGATGCAGAAGGCCGGTGTCGATTGGTCGGTTGAGAAGATCCCTACTTATGCTCGACACAACAATGTTGAAGTACCTACGGGTATGGAAGCACTTGTGCGGTCTACTGACAGCAAGATTCTCACTCAGGTGGGTGGCAACTGGAATCCAGTACAGAACGAACAGGCATTCGAGTTTTTCAACGATTACTGCTCTGCCGGTGATATGGAAATGAGTTCTGCTGGTTCTCTGAAGGACGGTAAGATGGTCTACGCAATGGCGAAGGTCAAAGAGTCGTTCGATATCCTTGGTGGTGATCAGGTTGATTCATACCTTTTATTCTCTAACCCACATGAGTACGGTAAGTCAATCGATGTTCGATTCACTCCGGTTCGTGTAACTTGCATGAACAGTCTGTCACTTGCACTGAAGGGTACTTCGGTCAACTCAACTAAGATTAACCACCGTCGTGCGTTTGATGCTGAACAGGTTAAGATCACTATGGGTCTTGCCCATGAGAAGTTTGACCAGTACAAAGAGATGGCACAGTTGTTGTCCAAGCGACAGTTCACTGCTGACACTCTGATTCAGTACTACAACTCTCTGTTCCCTTCACAGTCACCTAAAGAAGAAGTGCGTGGTTACAAAGATCTCGCACCTAACGCAAAGAAAGCATACGAGTTGTTGGAGACACAACCGGGTGCTGAGTACGGACGTGGTACATGGTGGCAAGCATTTAACTCAGTTACGTATCTTACTGACCACCAGTTGGGTCGTACCGCTGACAGTCGAATGACTTCTGCATGGTACGGTGCAAACCAAGTCAAGAAGAAGAAAGCTGCTGAACTTGCTGTTGAAATGGCGGTGGCGGCATGAAGGATCGATTTGACTTAGAACAAGAAATTATGGGGTGTTGGGGAATCACGGATGACCTCCAACAACTACTGGAAATTATTGACGATAATTATTACACATCATTGTCACCCAGTGACACCGATGGACTTGCTAACATTGTGATGGGTCTGAAGAATGTCTATCAAATGAAGTTTGAGAGGATGTTCAATACCTTTGGTCAATGTATACCTCAACTGAAAGATTCTATCGAAGATGATGAGGACTTAGGAGTGCCGTGGGAAGTCGATGAACCTCAAATGAGTTTACGACTAAATGATGTCACCCCTGCCGAATGGGATAGTGTGAGATAATTCCCCCCTAGACACCCCCCTCGTTATAAATAACTTTAGACAAGGGGGAGAGTCTAATGACCAAGTTTCACACAGTGGCAATAACTGCCTTGCTGTGCTCGTTACTTTGGATTGGTGGCACAGCACTTTTAATTAATGAATATATAAAGATAGTACAAATAAAAGAGTTCCAACTCAGTCAGAAAGAGAAGGAACTCAAAAGAAGTAAGAATCAACTAAACAATTATGAACAAGCATTGAAAGACCTTGCTTGGAGATGTCAGTTCAGATACGACATCATTATAATGAATAAAACTTATGTATGTTACAAAATTGATAAGGTGTAAGTAATGATTACGTTTCGTAAAGAAGTCTTTGAGGTGTTCGAGGAATATAAGAAAGCAGATTCTCGTGAGTCCCGATTAGATGTTTTGAAAAAATATGAAAACAATTGGGCGTTCAAAGATATCCTTCGAGGTTCCTTTGATGACTCTTTGGAATTCAATCTTCCAACTGGACGCCCTCCTTTCACTCCGAATAAACCGGAGTCCGTACCTTCCAGTCTACTCAAGCAACATAAAGAGTTTGGACTATATATTCAAGGTGGAAAAGGTGATAACCTTTCCCAGTTCAAAAGAGAGAATAAATTTATTCAGCTTCTAGAATCCGTTCATCCGGAGGATGCTGAATATATTTTAAAAATGGTGGCAAAGAAACCACCATGTCGTTATATAACCAAAAAAATAGTACAGGAGGCATTTCCAAATCTTATAACAGAATGATCTTTTCGACACTAACTAACTTCTAAGGAGAATCCTATGTCGAGTCAAGAACAGCAGTTGAACCAAAATATTAACGAACTACAACAGTTCGTGCATGATACCAGACGACAATCAATATATTCCCAAGGTAATCGAAATTATCGGACGGAAACACTTAGTCAGTATTATAATATACTGAATGCGTCTACTCAACAACTTTCTCGATAAGGGGGTGATTATCTCTTCAGGTGCGTTTTGTGAGATGCCTGTCGTAGTGATTGAAAATAATTTGGAATGGACTTATAATGCCACAGTATGATTTTAAAAACAAAGAAACCGGAGAGGTCAAGGAATTGTCTCTCCGGATTTCCGAATATGACCAATGGTTAATAGACAATCCCGAATGGGTGCGTTACTTTCCACCTAACTCAGCACCTAAAATGGTGACAGGTGTTAAGTCGACTATGAGGATAGCAGGAAAAGAATGGGAGAACAAACTGACTGCAATCAAGAAGAATGCAGGAGCACAAAGCACAATAAAGGTTTAGTGGAATGAATTTTTTTAAATGGTTGGGTTCAGGTCCCTCGTCGGCCGACCCAGTGGGAGAACCGAATCCAGACGAAGTAACTGTAGCAAATGCATATAAAACACGGTGGGTATGGTATCATACTATACTTGCTATTGAAATTTTGACGACCAACATTTTGTTGGCAGCTATCTTGGTGGTACTTGCCGTCAAGTTATGATGGACCTAATACGTAAATTATGGTGCAAACCTAAAGTGAAAAATGTTATGAATCGTGAAGCAGTATTTCAACAACTCAAAATTGACGAAGGAGTTGTCTATGAGGTTTACCTCGACCATCTCAACTACCCAACATTTGGTGTCGGTCACCTCATCAAGGAGAGTGATGGAGAGTTCGGAAGTAAGGTCGGAACTAAGATATCCCCCGAAAGAGTTGCAGAGGCATTTGAACAAGACCTCGACATCGCAATCTCAGAGTGTGTCGTACTATACGGAGAAAGGTTTACTTGTCTACCAGACGAAGTCCAACAAATCTTGGTTAACATGATGTTCAACCTAGGTAGACCAAGACTAAGTAAGTTCAAGAAGATGAATGCCGCAATTGAGAAAGGTGATTGGAAGACTGCTTCTGAAGAGGGTAGAGATTCACGTTGGTATCATCAGGTAGGTTTCCGTTCCGCACGTTTAATGAGAAGGCTTGAAAATGTCAAATAATGTAATATTTCAATATATGATCGTGAGTGATGCCGTTGACGAACGTGGTGACATAAAAGGTTGGGACGGTTCTCGTTCTTCACTATATAAAGAAGTGGCAGATATTTCACGTACTTCATTCGAGGAGTACGCAGAAAAGATTGGAGCATCGCACATCTACTCTGATGAACGTGTTGCGACAAAGGGACATGGATGTTCGACATCACTATTGCATGAATGCGCACGTGTCTGGTTAGATCCTATATTTGACCAGTACGATAACCTACTGTTCGTTGACACAGACATTGTAGTCAACACTGAAGAGAACATCTTTGATCAGATGGATTCGGGAGCAGAAGTCTACGGTGTACTGGAGTCAGATTTCGTTACTGCAAGTGGTGGTGGATACAACTCATGGGATTACAAAGAAGACACTTACCGTAATTTCTGTCGCAAGTTTGAAATGCATGACTGTCCTATAGTCCCTGCAATGCCACCTAACCGTCCATCCAAACTAACTATCATGAATACAGGTGTAGTCTTGTGGTCCAAGGAGGCACGTCTACGTGCACGAGAACTCTTCATGTCATGGGAAGACTGGTGTTACACTGGTGACTTCCACATGTCTATCATGAACGATCAACCGTACATCTCTGCGCAGTTGATGAAACATGAGTTCGATGTGGAGACCATCGACCAGACATGGAACGACAGTCCTCACTATTCATCCGAAGATGAGTTCTTTGAGAAGGCAAAGTTCTGTCACTACACAGGTGGTGAGTGGAAGGTCGACATGGTACAGCACTGGAAGAATAGACGTTTCAAAACTACATTTTGGCAAAGGGCACTAGTACCATGACATGTAAAGAAAATGTGTTGTCCATCATACAAGAAGAACATCTTAACTGTATGGAAGAGATGAATTCTACCGAAAACTCTAACCCTAATTTTTATATCATTGCTCAAAAGATATCTTTATTACAGTCACTTCGTAACCGCATAGAAACCGAAATTAATTAAATATATTTTCAAAATAAGTGTTGACAAACCTCTCATATAGTAGTATAATGGTACTTCAAATGTGAGAGGTTTTTTTATGAAAGATTCAAATGCCACCAAGATAGAGTTGGCCACCGACCTAGTTAACCACTACATATATCAACTAGAGAACCCCGACTGGGGGCAATTAATGATTTCCCTGATGAATGAGGGCTTTACTTCTAAGGAAGTGTATGTTATAATGAACAAAGTCAGAGAAGAGGGTGTTGTGTGAAAGATAAAGTAATATTAGTAGACTGTGATGGAGTACTGTTGGACTGGATGTACAGTTTTCATCAATGGATGAACCATCATGACTTCAATATCGTTAAACCAGAAGTATACGATATAGGAGAAATGTTTGGAATTGTAGACCGTGTTGCTAGAAAGAGATTGTGTCGCATGTTTAATGAGAGTGCGCAGATTCGAAAGTTGCCACCTCTAAGAGACGCAATCAAATATGTCCGGAAGTTGCATGAAGAACACGGATATGTGTTCCACGCAATCACTTCTCTGAGTAACGACGAATATGCACAACACTTACGCACCAAGAACTTATGCGAGTTGTTTGGTCCTACCGTCTTTGAGAAATATATCTATCTAGATACTGGAGCCGATAAAGACGAAGCACTGGAATTCTACCGTGATAGTGGATGCCTATGGGTAGAAGATAAAGTTGAGAATGCAGAAGTTGGAGCACGACTGGGACTTGAGTCTGTCGTTATGGAACATACTTACAATAAAGATACAGATTTCCCCCTGATGCGTAACTGGAAAGATATATATGAGTACGTAACAGGAAAGTAAACAAATTCATTTCCTTTGTTTTAGTTTTTGGGACTCTTCGGAGTCCTTTTTTTATGTTTGATATAAATATAGATTTAATCTGACGACACGGGTGAATGATGAGATACGTAGGTTACAGTGAATTTTACCATGATGCCGGACTAGCTATCATCAATGAGGATGGTACGGTAGAGTTCGCAACACACGGAGAACGTTACTCCAAGAAGAAGAACGACCCGAACATTCCCGATGTACTCTGGGATATGATTCGAGACGACGATCACGTGTCGTTCTATGAGGATCACAAGATCAAGTTCGATATGCGTGGTGGCGTCAATGCCACTGCAAGAAGTCCAGAACAAATTCAATCATCTGAGTCATTCGAGACATTCCCTTATCCAGAAGCATCTGTTTATGACGCACACCACCTACACCACGAGTCACACTGCGCTTCTGCTTTCTACACGCGTCCGTGGGATTCGAAAGAGGACACTGTCCTAGTATCGATCGACGGTGTTGGTGAGTTACAGACTGCTTGTATCATGGACTCTGAGTTCAACCTAATCAAAGAATGGCACTACCCTAAGTCAGTAGGTCTAGTCTATACCCTCACTACTAAATTCCTTGGTCTACGTCCACTCGAAGATGAGTACGTGGTCATGGGTCTATCTGCGTACCACGAAACCTGTCCAAAGTCCAAAGCAATAACCGACTGGTTGATTCGGTGGTATGATAACCTAGAAGACATCGCACCAGAAGTTGCAATGGGTATTGAGGTAGGGGGTGATGAATCTCAACGTGAACATGATCGTTTACGGTTCAGAAGAGAATTCAAACGCAGAATCCTATCGGTAGAAGATAAGGTTGCAGCACGTGCTACCCAAGACTTCGCAGACTATGCCATCATGAAAATCATGACCGAAGCATCCAAGTACGGTAAGAAACTATGTTACTCTGGTGGGTGCGCACAGAACGTGGTGATCAACTCTAGGTTGTTCGAACTGTTCGATGAGGTACATATCGCATGTTCACCTACAGACGCAGGGTCTGGTCTAGGTACTGCCGCACGGTCATGGTCAAAGGCAACAGGTAAGGACAAGTTGGTCTGGTCTCCGTACTGTGGGTACGATATTGAACGTCAGGTCGACCCTAGTGAGATCGTAGATCATCTTCTCAGTCATAAGGTATGTGGTATCGCAAACGGTAAGGCAGAGTTCGGTCCACGTGCACTAGGTAACAGATCCCTCATCGCAGACGTGAGGTATGACGTACAGGACACTGTGAATGGAATCAAACGTAGACAGAAGTACCGTCCGTTTGCTCCTGCTATCCTAGAAGAGTATGCAGAAGAATACTTCAGTGGTCCTATGAATGATCATATGCAGTTCACCTCTAAGGCATTACATGACTACGCACCTGTGACGCACGTAGATGGAACTGCACGTGTACAGATCGTGAAGAAGGACTGTGAGTCAATCTTCCGCAAGGTTATCGAAGAATACCATGATCGCACTGGGGTTCCGATGTTACTAAATACTAGTCTGAACATAAGGGGTCGTCCAATGGTCAATGACGAACATGACGCAGACTTATGGGAACAGAAGTATGACGTTAAGGTGTTCTGATGAAACATTTACGGGAAACGGGACTGAACTATTTTGAACATCTGTACAGGGCGTGGTCACTCGCATTCATCTGTATAGTTCATGGACTGTTTCCTACCGTATGGGAACACAAAGCAAAAGATATAATCAACGGTGACCCACAAGATTTCAAGGTGAAGTAATGGCAGATCTAGACATATATGGTAATCCTGTTGGTACAACATACAGAGAAGATATCTGTCCCCCAGAACTCATGTGTATTCCTAGAGAAGAATGGGATAGACTATTAGAAGAAAACCAACTGGCGTGGGACTCCGTAAATAATACGGCAGAACGTCAAGGTGACGCAGAAGCAATAGCAGAATTTACGTGGCAGGTTCTATTTCTCTCACCGTGGGAGCTTGCATACATAGCATTACCGATGAGTGTATTAGCATTTTATGGATTGACCATATATGCGATATTTAAATGGTTACAAAAGAGGTTTAGATAATTAACATGTTTTCAACAGAACAACCAATAAGCACCCCAACTCCAGAAGCAAAACCATTCAAACAGAAGATTGAACTTGAAGTAGAATTTGATACATCGAACAAAGAAGTCAAGGCAAGTCGTTTCGAACCTCTACTACAGTTCGCAGACGTTATCGATGCATTTCGACTTTTCCCTCGAGCCTTCATTGCTACTTATTTGTATCTACTCATCGAAGTCACCCAGTGGTTCATGACTATACCTGAACCCAATGCATCACAGGCAGGATTAATATCTGTCGTAGTCGGTGCTGGTGCCGCATGGTTCGGTCTATACACATCTACAGGTTCTGCTCGTAAAGTCAAAAGTATTAAGACTAGTTAATGAGACCATCTGAACTAGTTACTTGGAGAGGAACTCCAGGTGTCGGTGATTTTATGTGGGCACTCAATTCGTGTCACAAATATGCGGCCGACCACGATGTCAGTAAGATAAACTTAGAACTTCACTGGGAGCACGGACCAGACTATCTACATCACTTCGAAGACCCTGAAACTATTATAGAACGATGCGACTACATCCACAACTTTTATCACCAGAAAGAACGTGTGGAGGTACATCACATCTTCAATGCTCAAGGTCGATACAAACACTGGAAGTTTAATGATGATGTTGTTTTGGAAACAAATGGTGAACGTAGAATTGCAGCGATAAACAGTCATGGACAAAAGAATCGTTTTATGTTCGAGTCGGGATATTATACCGATGCGATTGGAGGAGATGCTCCTTGCAATGATTGGATATTCCGACAGGACGCATTTCAAGACTATGACCCAGATCGAATTGTGTTCTGGCGTCCTACGTGGAATGCTGAGAAACCCCGTACATGGAAACGAATCTTTGACAACTCTGACTGGGACCATCTGATCAATCACTTTACAAGTCTGGGTTTTAAAATGCACGAGTTGTCATATCGTACACCTGCATCTGAGGCAATGCATCTTATATCCACATCGAGGATGGTCATCTGTTACGACGGTATCTGGCATTATGTCGCAAAGAACTTTGCACGACCTCTCGCAGTAATCAGTGGTGAAGGTGTGACTAAATACCACACACCGAATGCTTTAAGAATCAATCCGGAATTATCCAAAGAAGAAATGGGTGTCTGGTGGTGGATAGAAAATATAGAACAACTATTACATCAAACCAAAAGAAAATCAGTAGAGTATGAAGAGAGGATGAAGACTTATTATGGAAATGACTAGAGAAACGTTTCAGATTGACCGTGCAGTAATTGAGGTCGCAGGTGGATGTAACTACTCATGTTCAATGTGTCCGCAAGACTTGCGTGAAGGTGGACGACACAAAGGTTTCCGTCGCATCATGAAACTTGCTGAGTTCGAAACGTATGTTGCGGATTGTGCACAGTACGGACTCAATGTTGTCAACCTAGATGGTTCTGGTGAGGCCACTATGGCAAAGAACCTACCTGAGTACATCAAGGTAGTAAAGAAGTACAATGCCAAGGCATTCATCTTCTCTAACGGGTTCAAGATGACTGGTAAGTACATGCGCGACTGTGTCGATGCTGGACTTGACTTCTATCGATTCTCATTCATTGGTGCAGATGAACAAGATTATAGTAAGTGGATGTACAATGCTGTGGGTGGACACTACGCACAGATTAGACGTAACATCGAAGAGATGGTTGCGTATGTAAAAGAGTCTGGTTCAGAATGCGTGATATCAACATATCACCTAATAACAGACAACGACAACATCGACCAAGAACTAGATAAGTACAAGACATTGGTTGATGAGTTAGGAGTCAAGACTGAAATATGGAAAATGCACAACTGGTCCGGTGTTCAAGACATCACCGAATCTGGTGTACGTGAAGGTAAGAAGAAGACTTGTGGACGACCGTTTTCACCGGACGTAGTGATACGTGCTGGTGGTCTAGACAAGAAGACGGGTGCAGTGCATCCATGTTGTCAAGTATTGGGACGTGACGAAGAAGCAGTATTAGGTCACGCCTCAGAGAACAACATACTAGATATATTCTTTGGTGAAGAGTATGAGACTTTACGTGAGCAACACCGTACCGAAGACTACCCAGATTTCTGTAAGAGTTGTGACTTCTTGGTAGATGACCCCGAAGTATTAGTATACACAAACCACGAACGTGATCTGATGAAGATGCACGGAACTAATTTTACACTTAACGATTATAGGGACTAACTATGTTTAATTTTTCAAAACTATCTTTTTATGGCATGATGGCAAAGACTTGGTTGCAAGCAAGACTGAGTGAACGCACAACATACGACGGTGTAGTTATCGTCGCAATCTGCGGTAGTTACATCTTGTTTGATTCGATTATTACTCTAGGTGCATATGCCGGTGTTCTGTACGGTCTATGGACAATGTGGCAACAACAGAAATAATTCAAATAAAACTGATTTTTAGAGAGTCTGTTTTTATAAATAATAGGACTTATTCCGTATTTGACTGGCCAGTTAAGTGATTTTATTTCGCACGTGCGGATAAGGATAATCTTTAAAGACTCCAAAGGGATAAAAACAATGGAAAATCAACACAGCATTGTAACACTGAACGACCACTTTATGGTCGGTAGTGCTGCATCTGGTCATGACTTCGTTCAAAACATGTATGGTATGTACATTCGTTTCGAACAGAAGATGAAGACCGATAAGACTAATTTATACATATCCAACTTTGCTTATGAACAACTTTATAAACCTCTTATAGCAACTTCTTTGGGTCACCAACTAGGAAGTGATTATATAGTATCTGATAGTATAATCGAAGGTCAAGATGTAGGATCTGTCGCAACTAATCAGTTGTTAAAAATCACTCGTGACTATAGAGATGTTCTAGTATCTGTGTGGAAGACTTGGGAACCAGAATCATCTTGGGAAGAGTTCCGTGATGGATCATTAGGTTTTGAGTTAATCACAGAATTCGAAGAAGATGCTTCCCAGTTCACATATGATATGGAAATGTCATACGAAGAACTAGTTAAGTCACCGCACCGTGGTTTAACTACCATAGTCGATCACCTACTGCCACGTCAAGACAATCCGGAATTCGTTTCTTTTGGAAATCCAAAAAGACGTATCAATCTAGATTGTATCGATCAAGTTGTAGAAGAGTCTCAGGTACGTTCATTACGTGACGGACACTCTGAAGGTCTACTAGATAGTGTTGGTGTATACAAACAGTTCTTGTCATCAGAACAAATTGGTGAAGTGGAAGAGTTTATCGCAAGCTTATAATCCATATTTAATTCAGTGATATATAAAGACGAGTTAGGAAACTTTCTCGTCTTTTTTTGTTTATGAGAAATTTATGAAATCTTTTGTTATCACTATAAAGGGTCATGAAAAATCACAGAGTGTTGCTGACCGATGTATTGAGTCTGGTAGGTTAAACGGACTATCTATCGAGAAGTTTGATGCCATAACACCTGAACAAGACGTTTTAAAAATATGCAAGGATCTAGACATCAACACCGGAAACTTCTCGGACAGGTACTCTAGGCTAGAAAATTCTATTGCATGTTTCTTATCTCACTATACCTTATGGAAAACTTGTCAAGACATTAATGAACCTATTGCCATCTTCGAACATGATGCAATTATCACTAACCCTTTGCCCTCCACACTACCCAACTTTGTTGGTAATATAGGACAACCATCATACGGTAAGTTTAAAACACCGACCACTTTAGGATGGGGAAAGTTAGTATCTAAGTCTTATTTTCCAGGTTGTCACGCATACATAGTGACACCTATGGGAGCAGAAATTCTTATCAGGACATCAAATAAGGAAGCTCGAACTCCAGACATCTACTTATCTCGAAGCAGGTTTGATTGGTTACAGGAAAACTACCCCTACTGCGCATATGCGAAAGACGAGTTCACTACGGTACAAAAGAAATATGGGTGTTTGACAAAACATAACTACGATAAGAATTACGAAATATTATGATCACAGTATGTTGTGTTCTTTGGGGGAATAAGTTTTCTACCGACTATGTACATCACCTGAAGTCTGGTGTGGAGAGAAACACGACTGTGCCCCACGAGTTTGTATGTTATAGTGACCGACAGATTGAAGGTGTTAGAACAGTCATTCTCAAGGAAGGTATGGAAGGTTGGTGGAACAAGTTGCAACTCTTTGATGGTAGAATCACAGGACGTATTGTATACCTAGACCTAGACACACTAATAACCAATAATATCGACTGGTTGTTAGAATACGATGGAAGGTTTGCTGGCATCGAGGATCTAGGTTCAGTCAACTCTCATCAACCACATCTTAAAGGTAAACTTCAGAGTGGTATCATGTCATGGGACTCAACCGACATGACTTGGGTGTACAACGAGTTTAAGTTTCTTCAGTCAAAGGTGACGACCGTTTTTAGAGGTGACGGTGAATACTTAGACTCTATGATTGGTAAATTTAATAGAGTACTACTTCAGGACATATATCCTAACGAGATAAAATCATATAAGTATCAAGTGTACCCTGATAAATTAGAGGGTACCTCTATTATATGTTTTCACGGAAGACCTAGTATTATCCAGTCTATGAGTGAAACGATAAATACACCGATAAGAAATTATGAACCACAAAAGTGGGTAAGTGATTTTTGGAGGATATAATATGTTAAGCGGACTATTAGGTTCACTACTTGGTTTGACAGGTTCTATTGTACCAGCAGTGACCGATCATTTTGCATCAAAGCGAAACAACGAGTTTGAATTAAAAAAGATGGAGAAGATGGCTGAATTACGTGCAGCCGGATTCGACCATGATATGAAGATGTTCGAGACGAAGGCGGCAGATGATGAACATGCCAGACTAATCGCACACGACATCTCTATCAACAAAGGGAAAGGGTTTATTTCCGGACTACAGAAGTCCGTAAGACCTGTAATCACGTATTGTTTTTTTGTTCTCTTCGCAGTAATAGAAGTAAACCTACTGTATCAAGCATTGTCTAGTGATGTACCACTGACACAAGCTTTAGAGACACTATGGGACGAAGACACTAAGGCAATCTTTGCCGCAATCATTTCGTTCTGGTTTGGTTCTCGTGCAGTAGAGAAAGCAAGAGAAAACTATCACATTACTAAGAAGTAGGAATATATTATGGTGAATCCGATAATTTGTCTTGAAGCAATCAATGATGTAAAAACATCTGTTCAAGGGAATGACCCAAGAGGATGGATGAAAGCATGTGCAGAAGAAACCTTGCTTAACGGTAAAGGTGAAAAGCACTTTAAGAAGTGTTTGATAAAGAAGATCCAATCCACTAAGGAACATATCGAAAACCCAGAAGGTTATGCAGATGAACTGTATAATGAAATCAAGGGCAAGTGTAGTTAACACTATAGGAATAGATTATGAGTAGTAAAAAGAAGACAAGTTTGAGGTGGTGTATGTTGCAAGCTGCAATCGCACACGTAGAGGGTAAGATTGCATACCATCGAGCAAACGTAGAAATTTATCTGGAGAACCCAGCGGGCATCGGAGAACATCCGGATGTCATGGAATCACTTGTTTCTGAAATGAAAGAGATTGCAGAGTATCAAGATATTCTGGAAGTCGCACAAGATATCTTATAAGGTCGGACATGTATAACTATGAAGCAACAATCCGCAGATGGGTTGACGGGGATACCGTTGACGTTGATATTGATCTTGGGTTCGGTCTTGTTTATAGTAATCAGCGCCTACGTCTATACGGTATTGATGCTTACGAGTCACGCACTAGAAACCTTGACGAGAAGAAGAAAGGTTTGGAAGCAAAAGATTATGTCAACAAGATGGCTCCGGTAGGAACCACGGTAAGCATTATCACTCATAAGACAGGTAAGTACGGTAGAATCCTCGCAGAGGTTTTTATCGAGACTGAGTACAATGAATTGACGTGTATAAACAACCTGTTGGTAGAGGAAGGTCATGCTACAGAATATCAAAAGTAAAATATTACTGACTGTACTGATACTTTTTATAGTATCATGTGAACCTTCACCTGAGAAAAAAATATCTGGCACACAAGACTATAGTAATATACAGTTTCCTATTACTGTTTATACATATGAAACTAGTACAGAATTGAACAAGGCAGTAAAAAATAAAAGTGGTCATGGTCAACCTGTAGAAGGTCTGTCCTTATGGTTCCTAAATAAAAAAACAAACCAGATGTCTCGTTGTGAGATTCATGTCGTGGTTCCAAATGGTGTCGATGACAACCATACTATGACATGGGGTCATGAACTAGCACACTGTGTATACGGTACATATCACAAGGAACCGAAATGAAAAGAGTTAACATACTGGGCAACGGAGATAACTCGACGATATTCCAAAGGGGCACCGAGGGAGAGTTGTTGGTCTGTAATATGCCACCTATACCATTGACCAAAAAAGAAGTCTATGCATCTTGCATGGTAGATTTTAAGATGATGATCGCACTTGAAGAAGGTAAAGTTAAACTAGATGAGTATGACTGGGTTCTAGGCACACGTCCTCGTCGATGGATGGAGAAGAGTCCGACATTCTACCTGAAACACTCTGTGAACATTAAAGGGTTTCACACGTACGTCCCACCTTATGCGCAATTACCAGGAAATAAACTAGAAGAGGCTGCGACTAACTATTCATGCGGTCATATGGCAGTGGATTATGCGTGTCGTATCATGAAGGCAAAGGAAGTGCACCTATATGGGTTTGATTCGATATTTGATATGAACCTAACAAGTTTCACAGATAACTTCTTAAAGAGTGATAGGAGTGCACTGAACGTACACCGTATGGCAAGTAACTGGCGTCCTATTTGGTCTGGGTTCTTCAGAGAATTCAGTGATGTTCAATTTGTTATTCATCATGTTCACGCAGATATAAAACTAAGTTTACCCACAAATGCTAAAGTAGAGGTTAGTAATGCAACAGATATTTAAAGAAGTATGGAATTCCACAAAAGAATTCGTTAAGTGTACTGCGGTAGACTTCGCAATAGTCTGGGGTTACCGACCTAATGTTCTCATCTGGTGCGCAATCTTCGGATTGATACTTTTCTGGATATAAAAAAAAGGGACTCGAAAGTCCCCTTTTCCTTACTGTCGGGTAAGTTCCTTAGAATACTTTAATCATTCTTTGCATGATGTCGCATTCTTCCGGGCGGCCTTCTGACATTTCATCGTCCCATGCTGAACGTAGGGCAAATGCGGTGTCGACCATTGTCTTGCTATCTTTCTCTTCACCATTGAACCATTTAACTGCGGAAGGTACACCGTAGTAAATGTCAACCATATCAAATTCTGGTGTGCACATAGGTGCAAATATCTCACGGACTTGATCTTCTTCGAAACCAACTCCTTGGTCTTGCATAGGTACACCAAGGAATACGACTGCGTCGAACTTCTCGTGTTCACCATTTAGACTCCAAGATGTTTGTCCATGTTTGTATTGATGTGAAGATTCTATCGAGCATTTGTCTATACCAAAGGCTTCGTATAGTTCGTGCATAGAACCTTTATGTTTTGACTCTGGTGGTCTAGCAACCGTGAAATCAATTTCGTATCCATACATCTTCATCATTAGAGGTATAGACTGAGCAATAATGTTCATATCTGGAAATGAATGTGAAGATTCACGTTCTGGTGGAATCAAGTCTATTAACCGTCCAGCAAACTTATCTAACATCCAGTGAGTTTGTCCATCATTGAAATGACCTACAAACAAGATATTTTTATACCCTTTATATGTCAAGGCATTACAGAACATTGGTCCACGTGATATCATTTCTTCAGACATGTTTACTTCAGGAGAAGCGTGTCTTAGATATTTACCTTTTCTGGAATTTGACTTAGACAACACTGCATTCATTGAAGATGCCATGTGTCCTTTTACAAATCCTTGCATGGTGGTCTGTATGACACCATCTCTTAAAACTGATTCATCTTTCGTATTAAAAAACATTGGTTAGGATCCCTTATATATTTTTTGTATGTATTCTTCGAATTCCTCGATTTTGTCCAAACGATTCGGCCACAGTATGTACTCCTTCTCAGGGTTCATCTTGAGGTTAGTCAAGAGTGGTTGAATTGCATTGTACAAGTCGTCGAGACGTGTGGTGGTTGCATCGATTGCATCCGAGACTGTCTCTAACTGTTGGACAGATTCGAGTTCTGACTCATCTACTACGGTGAAACCGAAATCAAATAGTTCTTTATTCATATGTTTATTTATACAAAAAAGATTTGACAGATGCAAATTTTGGTGGTATAATATCTTAACTCAATGGGGGATATACTATATGAATATTTTTAGATTACACGACGATCCAGTCATTTCTGCACAGATGATGTGTGACAAGCACGTAGTCAAGATGGTTACCGAATACGGTCAGCTACTATCGACTGCACATCGTGTCCTTGACGGTACGGTTGATCGTCGACCTTCCAAGTCCGGAAAACGGATGGTAGACCATTATATAGTCGAAGGTGAAGCACGTGAGAATTTACTATATAAGGTAGCACATAAAAACCACCCATCTGCTATCTGGTGTCGTGAGACCAACGAAAACTACCGATGGTTGTACAACCACTTCGTTGCGTGTGCAAAAGAGTACACTCACCGATACGACCGTGTCCATGCTACCTATGAGAAATTGTCCGGACTTCTGTGGTTCTCTCCACGCAACATTAATCAGTTTAGCAGAGAGACTGTCATGCCTCAGTGTATGCCTGACTACTGCAAGGAGACTGTCGTTACCGAAGGGTACCGCAAGTACTATCGTGAAGAGAAAAAATATTTTGCCAAGTGGACCAATCGTGAGGTTCCTAAGTGGTTCCTAGAGAAATAAGTGTTTGGGTACTTCGTATCTTACTAATACTTTGGTTGGGATTTGCTCAGAAGGCGGACGATGACCTGTTCGGTGTACTTACCAGTATCCGACGATTTAATGAATGCAAGAAGATTGTACACTTGACAGCACCCTAGAGTGTGTCGTATAATGTACATTGTATACTTTATGAAACAAATTGAGAGTTATTATGATTCACGGTTCAATGCGACATACCACCACTGGTAGAAAGAAGACGTACAATGCTTGGTCTACCAAGAAGAACCCCACCCCCCGATTCCAACCTATGGAAGTCAAGGTCGAACCCTATCGAAGGGAAACTCCGGTTTACAAATCTCACGATTCGGGTACTCTCAGTACCGAAAAGAAAGAAAGAATGAACTACACCGGAACCCTAGTCAAGGGTATCGGTACCATGCACAAGTCCAATGCCATCCCCGTCATTGATGAACAGCAGATGAAAGACCTAGCGTCTATGAGAAGATGATGAGTAAAAGTTCCCCCGAAGAAGAGAAACGTGTAGCAAAGGTAGAAAGTCAAATCAGTCCGGAGGTGAAAGAAGAGTTCGCCGGAAGTACGATGTCCAGAGCAGGGAGACTTGCAATGGAACTTAACGTTGAACGTAAACGTCTCAAACAAGAGATGGAAGAACTTCAACTAGAAGTCGAGGATCTGAAACCAGCAACACCAACGGGTACCATTGATAGTTATGTCAAGTGGGGTGCAACTGTACTTGGTGTGGTTGGAGTGTTTACTATGAGTGCTGGGTTCAGTATTAGTGGTCAGATATGTTATGCGACAGCTGCTTCTGCATGGGTTTATGTGGGCCATTGTTGGAACGACAAAGCAATCATGATAGGAAGTTCTATATCAGGTACAGCAGTACTAATGAACCTAGTAGACACTCTAGTATCGTGACCAATTTCTTTGTTTGAGTCGTGTTTACTACTTGCGTTATGGAAACAAGTATGAGATAATGTACACCTAATTGACTGATAGAGAGATAGATTATGACTGCATTTGATAAAGACCTGTTTAGTTGGGACGGTATGTACTTGATGTATCAAGGTAAGTTCGAAGGTTCACGTACTATGGAAGAAGTATCTCCGAACTGTCACCCATCTTGGCACGGTATGCCAGAACGCACCTTCATCGCACGATTCAAGTATGGTTCTAAGCCGTGGAAGTCGTGGATGAATTACCTAGTTAAGAACTGTACAGTTGAACAATATATTGAGTTGACTCGAAACACTAGTCCGATGGAAGCAATGGAGTCTATTGGTTTCAAACCACGAAAGAGGAGAGCATAATGTACGGTTCAGTTGGTGAGACAATTCAATGGGATACCTATCGTGGTATCCTTTCAGGTAAGATAGTATTTGTCCATGAGGACATTGCAGGCGATGGTGTTGACTACTACAGTATTGCGACGGGTACTAATCTGATGGATAGACACTTCCTCGATAGTGATGCGATGTCACGAATGAACGTGAAGTCTTCAAATATTGAGGTAAATGTATAATGGAACCGTATTTCCCTATGACCGTCTATAGGAACAAAACCGAAAACACTTTTGTTTACTACTACAACCGAACCAAGGATGTGTTCGTCGACAAGATGGAGTTCTTGGAACTCAATGGTGATGTCGATTGTATCGTCGTTGATGATACTTTGACTGCCCAAGAGGTTGATAAAATCTTTGCTGATATCTACGGAGAAAAATATGAGTA